GAGACTTACCCAGAGTACAAATATCCGAGGGGGATCAATTCCCGTTCGGATGAGTTCAAATGCATCTTCGGACCGTACATAAAAGCGATGGAGGAAGTGATTTATTCACATCCTGCATTCATCAAACATGTACCAGTCAGAGATCGCGCAAATTACGTCGATGAGTATATCTATGCCCCTGGGCACGTCTACATGGCCACAGATTATTCACAGTACGAATCCCATTTTACTAAAGAAATTATGGAACACATCGAGTTTGTTGTCTACACGCATCTCATGTCGAACAACACCAACAACAATTTCCAACAGTGCCTCAAAATATTGTCTGGAACCAATGAATGTAGTTTTAGAGCGTTTAAAGTAGCTCTGTCCGCCACTCGAATGTCTGGCGAGATGAACACATCATTGGGGAATGGTGTATCAAATTTCTTTTTAACCCTGTTTGTCCTACATAAACGTGGTTATTCAATCAATGAAATCAGAACAGTCGTTGAGGGGGACGATGGATTGACGCGAGTCGATCCAAGAAACGTTCCAACCTCCGACGATTTCAGTAAACTCGGATTCACTATCAAAATCGAAGTTTTTGACCAAATCTCCGACGCCAGTTTTTGCGGACTGGTCTATGATCCAACAGACAAACAGACAATCACCGATCCACGTGATGTCTTACAAAATTTCTATTGGCTAGACTCACTGCGATACGGCAAAGCGAGCAACAGAAGATTACTCGAACTCATGCGCTGTAAGGCTTTGTCAGCCTTATACCAGTACCCCGGATGCCCGATCATCAAAGCAATGGCCGGACACATGCTAAGACTTACCAAAACCGTCAGACACAAGACTCAATGGGTTAACGCCTATGATTCCCTGATAGACGCTGAAGCAATTCAACATCTAACCATAGGAATCAGAACCTTGCGCCAAGACGTTGTCGACTTACTCCTGGAAACGCCCATCGGGATTGGCTCACGCCTTCTCGTTGAGAGCAAATACAAGCTCGACATTCGAACTCAGCTGCGGCTTGAGTTGCATTTCGCTACCTCCGACAAAATGGAGCCACTATACGACTATGCGGTCGTGGAGGCAGTGACATCAAGTGCTAGACACTATTACGACACATATGTTTGCAATTTTAATCCTCAAATTCCAAGAAACAAACCAATGTGTTCATACGTAGACTTGACATTATAACCCTGCGGGGTTATGGTGGCGGTACAAGCCCCGCTTTTTAAGATGGCCGAGAAGCCCACCTAAGAGGAAAACAATCAACAACCTTCCTAATTCAACAATGTCCCTCAGTAAACAACAATACTTCTTGCAACCATCTATTGCCTCTCTACCAAAGAGACAGCAGGAAGCCAAGTGGCTTTCATACCAACGCAAGAAAAA